TCAAATCTTTAGCTACAGGATATGATTGTGTTCGGTTAATCTTATCTGAGTCTGCCTGTAGTTTTGCATCAATAACTAAATTACTAAGCACTGTCGGGTTCAAATCACGAATCATCATCTTACCCCAGTTACTACCATAGTTATCTCGCATAATCTTCTGTAGTGACGCTTTAGATGCAGAATCACTTGTGAGACCTAATATAGCTGTAGCTAGGTTCTTATCGCCATTAGCAGCAATATATTTATCTGCGTTTGCGACAATTTCCATCATGGGGTCTGCGACCTGTGTACCAGTATCAGTTGCTACATTTGGCTCTTGCTGGGTAGCTTCTACACTATCACCCCCACCGAATAACCCCCTTATTTTATCCATCCATCCTTGGTCTTGTTCACCGTCAAGATTAAGACCTGCTATTGCGTCTTCTTTGGATAGTCCAGCGTCTTCTAGTGACTTCCAGCCAGTAATATCAACGTGTGACCCGTCTCCGCCCTTACCCTTGATTACGAACCCTGTATTACCCATATTACCAAGGGATTGTCCTGCCCTTATTTTGTCTCCAGTCTTTACACTCACAGAGTCTAGGTGGCTAAACTGCAATAGTTTACCATCATCTGTTCTTATAAGTACGTTATTACCGAATCCTTTAGTAGAACCGTTCTGGTCTGATACAGTCCTAATAACTGTGCCTCCAGTTGGAGAGTTTATAGGGTCTCCTATCTTACCATCAACATCTATACCATTCACCCAAGGTGAACCAGTCATTATCTTCCCGTTCCCTATACTAGATAGGTAACTTGAGTCAAGCTGGTTAAGGTATGCTGTAGTCTCCGATATTGGTGTGGCTCCTTTAGAGCTTGTGCTCTGACTTGTTCCGTCAGAACCCTCACTGTTAGGTGTCCTCATAATAGGAAAGCCATTTTCATCAACTTTAAGTTTAATATTACCCTCTGAGTCTATTTCGTAGGCTAAGTCCTTATTATCAGCCATTTCCTTCATCGTGCTGAATTGGAAGTCTCTTAGGTCTCTTTCCGCTTCTAACTGTGCCTGTTTAGCAGCCTCGTTGATAGCATTTATGTTCTTGAAATATTGTGTATTGTTCTGTAGGTATTTTAGGTCTCTGTTCTTGTAAGCATCAGATGTCCCAGCCTGAATAGCATCCATAGTGTCGAAAATCTGGTTGTTTACCTTCTCGTATGCTAATGCTCTGTTATTTGAAATCTCGATAGACCTATTTGTAAAGGCTAAATTGGCTTCAAGCTGCCTGTCCGCAAGCTTTGAAAGCTCAATATCATATCCCTGAGCAGTTTGTGTATATTGTTTCAGAAATTTGTTATTGATATTACCTATTACAGATAATGCTGCCGATGATTCTGTGGCACCCCATGCTTCTAATTGTCCCTTCATATATCCCTCCATCTTTGCTCCTTGTTCAAGTATATTATCGAGTGATATATCTTTTTCAAGGCTTAATTTTCTTTCTGCGTACTTTAAATCATTATACGTTCTGAACTTATCCTCACCAAGTTGGTTACTTGCTGTATCATAAATAAGGTCTGATTCGTATTTAGCCGTCTCAGATGCTCTGGCTGTAGATTTAGACAGATTCCTCAATAAATCCAGTTGAGATTCTAGCCCACCATCAGCTATTGCGTTATTAGTTGCGAGTTCCATAAGTGCTATATCTGCTGCACTTGTATTCGGTGAAATGCTCTCTACACTTAGGTCTGGCTTACCGTTAGCTCCTTTTTGAAAGGTCACTCCGTTAGGGAGTGTATAAGAGTCTCCATTATCGGATACTCCTACAGCAGCCATGTTTCCTGCGCTAACTGTAGATGTCAGAATAGCCCTGGCCTGAGTGCTAAACTGTTCTGGGGTCAATCCTGAGTCAGCTAAGGTCTGAATCTTAGCTAAAGCCTCTGGGGTTATATTCCCAGTCCCAGCAGTCTCTAGGTCTGTGATTATGTTTGTAAGCTCATTACCGAGTCCTGGCTGAGATGTGTTTATCTGAGCCGTAAGAGCATCTAATGCTCCCTGATATTGTGTAAGTTGGTCTGCAAAACTGGCTACCTGTCCAGATACGTCTCCCAGTTGCTTTTGACTTTCTTCTCCGTATCTCTTATAATAGTCAATCCATTCCTGTGCTTTGGCATTTACTGCCTCTAGTCTTTCTTCTTCTGATGCCCAGCCTTCTTCTGGTGTCTCTAAGCCTCCAGGCTCATCACCCACCTTACCTTTAATGTTTTTACCTACCTCGTCAGAAGCTAATGCGCTTGCAGCAGCTTGTTTACCAAGTTCAGTTTTAGCCTGTTCAGCTTCATAATTAGCTGTTGTTCCAGCTTTAATATTAGCCCTATAGTCTTCTACAGAGATTAATCCCTGTTGATACTTTTGAAGGTTTGTAAGTTCAGCATTTGGGTCTCTTGCGAATCTTTCTTCTCTTGCTGCCTTTTCCGCAGCCTGTTCAGCAGAAATCCTATCAAGGTCTGCCCTACCACTAGATACAGCAGGAGTTGTTTTGGTCTGTAATCCAGCCACATTAACTGGAGTAACTGCTGTCTTTATGTTACCGCCAGATGAAGAAACCATACTTATATTGGTAGATGCCTTTTTAGCTGCCTCACCTTCGGCCACGGCAGCATCTACCTTTTGAGTGTAAGTCAAAGGTTTGACCTCCGTAGTTTTAGCTACTGGGTCTACCCAAGTTTTCTTGAAATCAGCGAATGATACTCCTTTATCTTTCCTCTGTGCGAATTCTGAACTTATTGACATATTTATTTAATTATTACCAACTATATACCCACACCTGTCCAGCACCTCCGATACCTCCAGCACCTCCGATGGCCTCGCCCGCTCCACCAGCACCACCACCGCCTCCAGGTTGCGCACCTGCGCCTCCTGCGCCTCCTGTGCCACTTATATTGCATCCTCCGCCTCCACCGCCAGTTCCGCCCTTTGTTGAGTCACCTGCCGTACCTGCTGTTCCTGCGCCTCCACTTGATTTAGTTCCAGCAGCACCGCCACCGCCTGTCGAATAGGATTGGACACCACCGCCAGCAGCAGAGTCCAAAGCACCATCAGCAGCACTTACACCGCCAGCACCACCACCGCCTCCAGCACCATACAGTGAGTCACCACCAGCCTGTCCAGCACCATTACCAGCAGCTTTACCACCGCCAGCACCACCGCCTCGTTCTGCGGCTCCGCCTACTGCTCCATTTTGTCCAGCAGCACCAGCACTTCCCTGTGCCGTAATTGAGGTTCCTGCTCCTGGGGTTCCACCTGTAGAATTACCATTTTGTTGCCCAGCCTGTCCAGCACTGGCAGTACCACCACCACCACCACCCGATGCACTTGTTGCGATTGTCCCACCTGCGCCAGCACCACCGCCCCAAGCCTTCAAATGCGCCCCAAAAGTAGTGTTCCCGCCAGCACCGCCGTCACTGCCAACAGCAGTACTACCTCCTGCTCCGCTAGTTCCAGCCGCTCCTATAGTGACTGTTTCTGTGGCTCCTAAATCGGAAGCTTTAAATAGTTTTTCTGCCCTTCCGCCACCGCCGCCTCCTGTACCACCAGCTTTGGCTACACCGTTGGCGTTTCCTTCTCCACCACCACCACCGCCGCCGCCGCCGAAAGCAACAACTTTTACAACCTTTACATGTGCTCTCTTTGTCCACGTTCCCGAAGAAGTGAATGTCTGAACATCTACATGTCTATCCTGTAACACGAAATTAGTACCGTCATATATAATTTGCCTAATATCACCTGCGGCAATATCCCCATCTAAGGGGTCTTGCCCGTCTTTTCTTTTGATTGACTTAGCTCCTTTTGCATTTACGTTTATAGTACATGCACCTGTATTTACAGTATTGAATTTAACAGTTAATACCTGCCCAGTTGCGTAAGCTGTAATAGCAGGAACCATAGTAACCACATAGGTATCACTAGCTTCTGCATCTGCTGCATAGGTGATTGTTCCTAATTGCAAAGCATCAGCCAATTCTGGAGCACCAGCAACGGCTTGCGCCCCTGTCCCCCCAGTATCAGACCCAGCCAATAATTCTGCCGTTGTAGCCATTTCAACCTTACCAGCTACTGTAGAAGAAGCGTTTGCAACGGTTCCTGTTGCAAAGGTCGCCCAAGCTCCTCCTATGTACTGATATAATACACCATCTGCTGTTACATAGCATATCATCCCGTTTGAAGGGGATGTAATCGCTGCGTCTCTTGTTGTAGTCGTAGCATATACAGGAACTAAAAGTGATTTTGTAAAGCTGTTAGCCCCAGAGAATGTATTATCTCCTGTGTAGAGTGTACCAAGTGGGTCTGTCGTCTGATATTGTAAAAGAAGATTCACCATCTTCGCCATAGTACCTGTAGCGATTGCTACTTCGGTTCCCTCGTCCCAAGACCTAGCTCTTGTCGCACTACCTGTCTGCTCATGTCCCTCTTTTGAAAGACCACGAACTACTGTAGAGAATCTTGTTCTATCTGAAACTGGTGTATCTGCGGCATTTGAAGCTGCAAGACATATCTCAGAACCTTTACCAGTCTTATTTAACGGGTCTATCTCAAACATCAACGTGTCTGATTGTAGTGTTATTGCAGTTGAAGTATCATCTTCATTTACGAAATCCACATCAATAGTTGTGGTTGATGCTTCTGCTGATAAAGCCGTTCTAAGGTATCCTTTTACCTTAATCTCGATATTCGTTATAGCCATAGTTATGCTTGTGCGCTGACAAAATGATTGTCGGCAAATAAATTATAATTTAAATTTTCGTTTATACTCATATAATCAAGTCTCCAGAAATATCCAGTTCCTACAGAGGATACATCTATCTGTATCTCACTTCCTGCTCTTTGTGCGTCTGATAGTGATAAGACAGCTAACCATCTGGGTTTCTGTAAGTCTTCTGAATTGCCTCCGACTATCTCGCTACCTACCACATGCGACCATATCGCCCCAGTTCCGTTTAATATCTGGTCTTTTGTAATTACAAAGGTTTCCTCAACTCCGTCTACAAAGACTCTTACCTTTATGTTAGTAATCTCTGTCATCTGTCCAGCGAGTATAATATCGCCGAATTCATCTATCTCAAGGTCTCCCATATCTATCTTCTTAGTCCTGAACTGAGTGGTTATGTTTGTCTGGTTATCAGAAAGAGCGAGTGGGTCGAATATGTAAATCTTAGGTGAGTTTGAATCTCCTATAAGTAACTGGTCAACTCCGTTTTCATCCTGAAATATCTCGAAGCAACCTGCGTTCATTGAAAATAATGTCCACGGAATCTCACCTATATCCGTTATCCCGTCAAGGTGTCCCACGAAAACTGCATTATTCGTAGCAGAGCCGTTCATAGGTACGGCAAGATAAAGTTTATCCTGCCAGACTTTACCTCTGGCTCTTGTTTTAGCCACAGACCAGTTAATCTTATCCAAGAGGGGTTTAATCTTCGTTGATAATCTCCTAGACCCTGAGCCTCCTAATTTTGTCTGAACTTGTCCTGCACCCCTTACCCCGTGTCTCTGGGAGAGTGATAGGACATCGTTAAGAGCAACCTGACAGACCTCATGGTTCACTGAACCAATATCCTGAAATCTCTCTAATACTCTTAATATGTTTGTTCCCGAATTTGACTCGTATACAATATCGAGCCTATACATTGAATTATCCTTATAAGCCAGGATATTACTGTGTGATTTTACCGAAGTCAGACTTTGCCCGTCATTTGTACCAATTCCTATTGTACCGCCAGTACTCCAATCGTTTACATCGGTCGTGTAATAAAGGATAGAGTTGTTATGTGTAGCGTTATCCCTTACATTCCCTGCGCCAAGCAGATAAGCTATATTAGACCCTTGGTGGTATTCCATGAATCTCAGGTCTCCGCTTGCATCTGCTGGAGTTCCTACAGCCGAAAAAGTTGTATTGTCCCATTTCGATGGTGTGTTTGCTGTACTCCCTGTCCCGAAAGCTACATAATCCTGATACATAACCCCGAATGGATTATTCACAGCCGTTCCCATGTCTCCTACGGTTCCCCACGCTGTATCTACTGCCGCATCTGTGTCCAGAGAATAGTAATCATCATCATTTGAAAAAATAAGCTGTTTAGTCCCGTCTCTGAAATAAGCTGCCGTCATTGATGTAATACCTCCAGTCTTTGTCAAGTCCTGGTTAAAAAGCGTCAAACCGTTTCTGGTTTCGACATACCCATTCCCGACTACAACATTTAAAGCTACAACACCCTCTGTGTCATTAATTGCATGTTCTGCGTCGAGGGCATTAATCCCTCCAGAGAATGTTCTGTTTCTGTAACTCTTTTTTGCCAAAATCTTCGTTTTAAAGCTTTAAAATATTCTTAGGCTACCATGGTAGCCCGATGTGTCTTCCAACGCTCCTAGCACCCTTGGGAGGGCATATACGAGCTACATAAAAGCTAAATGGCTTCTGTCTTGGTGTGAACTTCCTACATTTAGTCTATTTTCATAGATATTTACCATTCTTTGTCTTGGTTTCTCTGTCCTCACACTATACTCATTCCATATTGTATCCAATTTTCCGTATGCTGAGTCTTTAGTCGGGTTTGCCATACCACCATCACTTCCATATCTGAGTGCGTGTGCGACAGATAGTTTGGTCTGGTCAGTCCCCCCAGCCTGTCTTTCAAGTAATCTGGCACCTGCAAGCATCGTAATAGCCTCATCAAATTCTGAACCGAGTCCAGTAGAGTCTGTAGACGCCGACATTTCACTTAACCTCTTTGAATACTGAAAGTTATATACCTCATTATAAGTAAGGAAGTACATATCCCCTGTTGCCGTTGTGTAATCCGTGCCGTCATATACCCCTCTGGTTCCGTCTGAAATTTGAGATGTTGCTGAGTATGCCCAGACTACATAATTTGTTGCATCCAACGCACTAGCGTCTGAACTCAGGACAATGGCGTATTCCGTGGAAGCTGTAGTAGTATAAGGAAGGTCAAAATAGACATACTGATAAGTAGTGGTAAGTTCATCTTCGATTGTTATTGAGTCTGTGATTAGTGCCGAGCCTGTAGGAAGACTAGATGATGTAGCATATAAGCCACATGTCAGGGTTCCAGTTTTGGTTCCGACGTATTTAAGTTTCAGAACAGCCCCTTTAAACGTCGTAGTGTCCGTTGTGAACGTCTGATAAAGATACTCATTCGTAGAGAGTGTATAAAGCCCAAGGTCTGCTGTGGCCGTCTGGTTGGACTGGTCTACCCCCTGGTCGTCCGTAGGATAAATCTTAATTACCTGAACATCATTTTCTTCTGTAATCGTAGCCGTGTTGTGCATTTGATTAAGAAACTTTGTCTGGTCGATTAATTCGTATCTTTCCCATGAACTTTGCGGAGATGTCCCATAATGCAGACTGTATAGTTTTCTGTAATTGCTCGGAATCCTCATAACCCCGCTTACGGCTTGGTTGTTGGAGTTTTCCACCAATCTAGTCCAAGGTCTGTAATTTGCAACATCAAAAATCAAGGCATCATTTAATGCTCTGGTTCTTTGCGTTGACGTAAGATTCCTTGTCTCAGACCTCTTTAATATTTCATTTAGCCTCGTATTGAGGTTGCTTAATGTCGACATTATTGGATTTTTAATTCTATAACCTTTGTAAGCTCCGTTAGAGCCTCTGTGTTCTTGTTAAAAGCATCGTTTGAGTGCTGGACATGATTACAGGCAAACTTATAAAACATCCACCCTACAAAGGCGACTAAGATTATAAGTGCCAGCATCACGCCGACTGTTCCCACCTGTCCCAATTGGACAATCCCGTTTACTACTGTTTCTTCCATAAATATTTCGGTTAAAATTACAAACTACGCCTTAAAATGCGTCTTTTGCGCTGGTTACTATTGTAAAATCGCCTCCGTCTATACTGCTTCTTCCAGAAAGTTCTTCTATTTTTTCCCTCACATTTTCCAAAGAAAGAAGTGCGTCGCAGTATCTTCCTCTGTCAAGGTGTGCTCCTGCTTCCTCTAGTATGTCCACCCTTTCGTATATTCCGCTAGGTGATGGCATTGTTGAAGTCATTAATACAATTATTTTTTATTTATTAAATTGTCTGCCGTGAAACAGCCTGATTCCTGATTCCTCCTGTATTTACCGCACTGGCTGCAGTCTGTGCGTATGTACCCGCCCAGTTCGCCTCCGTAAGCTGTGCACCCCACGCATACAAATTTCCCTCCAGTCCATCCGCTCCAGCAAATATCCTATTTTCAAAACCAACATAAGCGGCATTATCACCCGTCGGCAAAGTTATTGTATGGCTGTATCTTTTCCACCCCCCTGTTAATGTTATAGTCGCACCCGCCAAGGGCGTATTTGTAATGGTACCTCGAATTACAATAGCAATATTTACCTTTGTATCTGTATAAAGCCAAACGGAAAATGTATAAGTTCTTCCTGCAACAAGACTTGAAACCGTTTGAAGATGAAAGCTTGTATCACCACCAGCAAAACCAAGTTCATCTGCCGTCATCGTTCCGTCTGGTGCGGTTACCGCATTAGCCGTTACAACTACACCGCTTGATAAGTTCCACGCCGCATTGTCAAACTGTTCACTGTAAATAAGCAGATTCTGCACTGTCGGCGGACGGGTTTTAATGTTGCCCGTATTCACCGCACTGGCCACCGTCTGCACATACGGCCCTTCCCAGTTCGCCTCCGTAAGCTGCGCCCCGAAAAGATACACACTTTTTCCTGTATCACCCGCATAAGAAGCAATGGCTCCGCTGCCATTGTTCAGATAAATCATATTATAGTTGAATAATCCCGCCCTGCTGAATGTGATACTGCACCTATACCAGCCGCCACCGACGGCTGTAATAGTCGCTTCTATTAACGTGCTACCTGCCCTATTCGTTATAGTCCCATTTACTAGGTCGAACGTAGCGTTAGGGTCTATAATAGCATCATTCCCCGACAAACAGATATATTGTCTATTATTATCTTTAGCATAAACAGATAATGTCATAGTTGAGCCTTTTCTTCCTGATGTAATACCTCTGTAAGCCATGTGATTACCAACACCAGCGGTTTCAAATATCTGGTCTGCTGTAGTAAGTCCGTCAACGGGGTTAGCAATTTGATTGGCAGTAACAGATGTATTAGTTGTTGCCCATGCTCCGTTATCAAACTGCTCGGAATAAGTAAATAAATTTTGTACTGATGGGATTGTTGCCCTGGCCATAATTATTTAGTTAATTCAATTGATATATCTTTTCCCACTGTCAATTTAGGGTCTGCCGCTTTAGTCTGTTCCCTACCTTCAAATTCATCTGCTGCCTTTTGGAGTTCCTGTTCGATTACCGCTTTATCCGCACTTTCGATTTCGTGCCACTGTGTTACTTCCCGCCCGTCATCGGCTTTAAAGGTAACTTCCATTCCAACCTTGTTGTCGCTCATACGGACTAAACTGTCCTTTTGTATATTGAATTTGCTCATGTTAAGTTTGATTAAGAATTAAAATTATAAAGCCCCACCTGCCCCTGCTGCGACCGCACCAGTTGCATTTAAGGCTTCCCAAAAAACATGAAATACCATTGTGCCTTCGGTTAGAGCCGCTCCCGTAATTTCATATCCTACGTCTAATCCTCCTGCGATAATAAAATCTAGTGCTTCAAACGCTGACCTTAACGCCATAACGTCAGCAGGAGTCGCATCTACCCAAATCTCCCCTGCTTCGATTACCGTTCCTGCTGTTGCGGCGGTGGTAGAAGCGATAAGTGCAGTAGTAAGCGATTCATGCCCTAATTGGATAGAAGCTCCATCAGCCGCATCCACTAAAGTTTCCGTACATTCAGGGATAATAACCATGTGTACCATTCCTGTTACCGTAGCAATTTCATGTTTTGCTTGCGTGTTCCACGTTGCGCTGCTCATATCCGCCGTTACAGCAAAATAATTTGGCAACTTCATCGAACTAATGACTTTTCTGGGTTCTGTTATTGATTGCATATTTTTTTATTGTTAAGAATTATCACCACTAGATATAAAGTATAGTCATGGAAAGGTACGCACCTCCGATAACTTTAGTAAATTCCGCAGAACTGATACACACCACAATTCCAGCACTTGCATATACTCCATTCATCGTGAAATCGAGATTGAATACCGTGTCAGTACCAGTTGTGTGTACCAATTTCGTAGGAGCTACCAAGTAAGTTACCGCACCGTCTGCTGGCAAAGTAGCCGAGTTTAATACCTGTATGTAATAAGTCCCTGATGCAAGAGTAGAATCAATACGACCCGAAATAAGCCTGACGACACCTGCACTTGCTTTTGCAATACTGGAAGCCTCCAGCGCAGCGCTCTTATCTACTGCCCATGCGTAAGTAGAAACCGCCAGAGGTTTATTCTGTGTGGCGATTACCCCATTGGTATTGTCTTCCGCCTGCGGAGCGAATCCGTCCGCCGTGTGAAGATGACCAGTTGCGTTTGTAAGTAATGGCGCATAATCACCATCCGTACCTGCAAGTTGCGCAGCAGTAGCTTTGTAGACTGATAAAACCTGAGTACCCAAATCCCCTGATGCGTGTACTGCGTCTTCCGCAAGTAATAGTGTTTTGGAACCATCCGCACTGACAGGCATGACATACTGGACGCCATATTCCGTAGTTGTTATATTCCCCGCATCCCCCTCCGAAACAGCATTGGGCAACGCCGCCCCATCAAAGGTCTTAGCCTCCGTACCTGCCATTATCACAGCTGTTCCGCCATTCGCATTTGAAAGAACAGAAGAAAATCCCGCTATCGGAGTTTTTGAGCCATTTTCTATAACAGGCATGACATACTGAACACCTGCAATGGTCATGGCAGCCCTTCCTGCGTCCCCCTCCTGAACGGCATTTGGAAGTGCGTCCCCGTCATAATCTTTGGCCTCCATCATTATCTGCGCACCATCAGCCCCTACAGGTGAATCATGCACCGCATCCCAGTCGTCAATTTTGCCCAAAGATGCAACAGCAGGGTCATCGGAAGCCAGAGTAGTCCTCTGAACTCCCGTACCGACTGCGCCAGCCCCCATTGAGACTGTCACACTGTTCATCTTGGAAACATTCACATTAGATGCCACCGCAGATGTAGTACCTCCAACAGAAGCTACTTCAATCATATATGTAACCGTCTCAGATGCAGTAGTGTCTGCTCTTTTACCTATAAGTAGGCCATTTTTGTAATCTGTGAAAAACTGCCCGTTACTGAGTGACGTAGCAGCTTCGAGTGCTTCTTTCCATGTAACCCCCTCCTTTACAGGTGGTTGTACTTCTTCGGTAAAGGTTGTACCAGTCCCGAAAGAAAGCGAGCTTTCATATTTGAAAATTTCAACTTTGCTGAGGCTTGTGTGGGTGAAACTGGCTAAAGTTCCTACCCAACTTTGTGTTTCTGAAACACGATTATTGGTTATGTCAAATACATATGAGTTTCCTGTAGCAGCTACCCCGAAAATCCATCCATATAAGGATGCACCAGTTGTATCTGTTACCTTTAATACATATCTCTTTACAGTAGTAGTAGCACTCTCAAACATCAACTCAAGGTTGTTATTTGGGTCTACTATCGTACATGTAGCTGCCGTAGCAGTCTCTACAACTGCGGACAAACCATCACCAAAATTACTAGAATAAACTAGATTCTCTGGGTCTTCCCAATGAGAACCGTGTTTGGTTCCCGTTGGATTTAAAACATTCCTGTACGGCAAAGCGCACATGGAAATAGCTCCAGCAGCAGCCTTACCGTTGTAGGTAAGCGTACTGGATTGTGAAACCGACTCCGCAGAGTCGATAGTGTCAACCGAAAGTGGCCGTAAAAGCCCTAACGGTTGGTCTCGTTCATCTGTTAGATAAAACATACTTCTAATCAGTTAATGATAAAAGTGTTCCTATTTAAATAATTGTTTTTTAATCTCTTTCGTAATCTGTTTTACCAACATGTCAAACTCATCTTCACTAATAGCAGCGATTCGTTTCTGCACAGCTATTTCAGTGTCACCAATCCTTAATAGGAACGAGACTACATTCTCTCCTAATTGTACTTGGCTTGTGGTTGTAATCATGTTAGCATTTTTTTAAGTCTTGTATACTCCTCTCTCTCGGCTCCTTTTAGGTTAGCCCAACCCTTAATTTGTAGGTCTGTGAATCTGTCCTCCTCACTGGTCGGGAAGTCTTCTGCCCCTTCCTCAAAATCTGGGACATCTTCTGGCTCTTCAACCTCCGATGGGTCTATCGGTTTATCACATTCTCCCACTTTCTGTAGGAATCCGAATGTCTGTAATGCCCAGTTAGCCTGATGCTCTTCGAGGTCGATAGTTTCACCAACCTTTAAAATGAAGGGTTTTGCGTTAATGACCTTTTTGGTCTTAATTTCTTCTGCGCCTTCACGCTCGATAACCTCTTTATAAATTTCCTTACCCCTTTCACAGTACACAGATTCAATATCTGCACCTGTTTCTGGGTTTCTTAATGTAATCATGTCCCATTAATTAGTTAATAAACTTGCAAGGAGAAGCAATTTCTTGCTTCCCCATAAAGATTACTAAAATCTTACTATGCAGGTGTAATACCAACACCAGTTGTTGTATTTGCCCCAATCGGCCCCATAACAATAAAGTTATCGGAAGTTGTTGCAAAACTAGCAGCATTAGTAGCTGGGTTCACAAACATAATATTACCTTCTACCAGACTAGACACTGAGGCAACAGCAACAGTCAGTTGCACGCTTCCCATTGTGGCGTTGATAGAATTCATAAATGTACAATCCTTGAACAGATTGCCAAATTTAACATCAGTTGTTGCAAGCACCAGAAAGTGAAGTGCGCCTGCATCATCTGAGCCAATCTTGAACACACAGTTATGGAACTGGTTATCCTTAAATTCCTGTCCAGAAGTAACTACATCAGCTACCATCACCGCACGAGCTACAGATGTATCTAGTACGTCGGAACCGAATGTGCAGTTAAGGAAAGTACCAGAATCACAACCGTTTACGAACTCGTAACAGTTTGTCTGGTCAAGGTTGTCAGCAACCTCGAAGATAAATGAACAGTTCTTGAACATAGTCCCTTCTCCGCCTTCTTCCCACACATGAAGGGCGGCAGCATTGGTGTCTGACTGACAAACCTTCAAGTTTTCAAAAGTGTTTCTTGTCCCTGTGTTTTTAATGGCATAGGCATCGGCAGCATCTACTGTGGTGACTATCCTAGAACCCTGTTGTTCCAGGCGGTTTCCACCGTCCATCCCAACAAAGTGGATTCGGCTTTTTGTAATAGCCAAGCCTTCGGCTAACGTGTGTGCGCTGACACTATCAATCATGATTACGTCATTACGATTTGTGGTCGTAGCTGCATAAGCAGATGCGATAGTCGTGTGCAGCATAGGAGTACCGTCTGTGTAGACAACATCTCCAAATCTTTCCATAGCCAGATTGTAACTGGCTGTATCACTGGTATTGACAACGTAATATACGTTACCCATTACCCCGATACCTCCGACCAACTGACCAAAACTGGTAAGTCCGTCTGGGAAATTTGATAAACTCATTTTTTAAGTTTGTTAATTAATAATTTAATGCTCTCTTTCGTAACCTCAGAGTTATGTTTATGTATTGGTATGTAGCCAAGCCTTACAAGACGAGCATTTTTGTCTGTATTCTGCTTATGTCCGTTAATTTCAAGGGTATATTTGCCTATTATGAAATCAATTTCCATTTTGTCTACTAACCATCTGTGCTTAAAGGGGACTCTCATCTCCTTTAACACTTCATAGACTATTCTCTCCGCTTTCGTGGAGTTCTTTACTCTGATGTTATGCCTCATATATCCTTTTTAATAATCTCGGAGGGAGAGACTAAATAGATTGGAGGGGGCATTTAAAGTCAGCCCCCAAGACTGCAAATTAGCTTGCGTAAGCTGCACCTGTGCCCTGAGAACCATAAGTTCCCATCCATGTAGACCAGCCATAACAGAAAGCAAGGGTTCCACGAACTTTGATAGTTCTGGTCTCCTTATCTTCCCACCATTCTGTCTCGAAACCTTCTGCTGAAATCAAATTCAACATATGGTCAGCGTTGGCTACTAAGAACCAAGCTGTATCAGAGCCACCTGCGGCGGCACTAATCCATTTACAGACGATTACGTTTACACGACCCACATATTTGTGGAAGCCGATAGTGTTGTTTGCGGATTCTGGGTCTAAAGTAGACTCGGTAAGTTCGACAGCTTTCTTTTCAAGCTTAGGTGGAACTATAAGAGTCAACTGACCTTCACCAATATCAACTACCTGACCTTTATGGTCAAGAATCTCACGAAGAGCGTTCTCACCTGCGAACAAAGCTGTTGCGGATAGAGGCGCACTTGTAGCGGATGCGTTGGATTGGGCTGTACCACCGTCTTTACGGGGGTGAGATACAGAGAAAAGTGGTTTGGCATCACCATACGAAGTGTAAGATGTGCTGAAACCGTTGTTAAAGACAGAGAAGAAACCCTTGTCGATAGTGCGGTTAGCACCACGTCCAAGTTTCTTAAATAGTCTTTGAACAGTATTGACGTTGTAAAGGTCGCCTCTCATCATTTTATGAGTAAGAGGGATAATCTTACCGTAGTCAACCACGGTGTAACGAGTTTTGTAACCCGATAGTGGGTCTTCCTGGGGAATCGTTGAACCCTCTGGAACTGGGGCGAAAGTACCTACACCAGTCATGTCGATGTCATCGAAGAACTCTCGGTCTGTGGTGTCTACATTCGCTACTGACTTGTATACCTGTTTATATGCACGGAAGCCATCATCGATAGCTTTACGGATACCAGGGTATAGCAATTCAGCAAATGTACTTGTATCAATCATTTGATTATACTAGATTAAATGTTAAGAATTACCCCTGAGCACCAGGAACCTGTAGCTCCCTAGGTCTTACAAGGATGTGATTACCTCCAAGAACTGGGTCTTGGCAAGTGTGTGTACCAAGTCCGTTATCTACAGTAATGTACTGTAATACGTTAGATACATGTGTGTTTGATTCGTCAAGTTTTGTGCTGTCTGTGGTCAGTACATCAATGTAGTAACCAGCCAGGTTAGAACCAGTAGTGGTTCCAAGAGTAGCATCTGCTTCTGCGGATAGAGTTTCCGTTCCGTCAAAAGGATGTACCAAGGCACATACCATCTTGTCGGTAGCATTGTCGGAAGCAGCAGCGTATGCCTGTGTAGAGGTAGTATACGTGCCATCACTAAAGTTGGCGGCAGAGGCTACTTCAAGAGGAATACCTGTCGCATCGACAATCCCGACGCAGAGTCCGTAGATAAGGTTGGTCACAGCATCGGCAGCATCAACGCAGCCAGATACAATGTAAACTGGGTCGCCAACCTGAACGGTTGCGCTTCCCAGAATGACCCACTTCTCAAGCTCGACGTTTCTTGCTTTATAAAGTCTCATTTTTTTAAAGAGTTAAATAAATATTGCTGTTATACAGCTATGTTAATCATCTTTTTCGGGTCTTGATAATCAACCATCTCCTGAGGAGATGAAAAGCCAAGTTTCAGATAATTATCCATTACAACCTGACTGAATTTTGTGTTACCTTTGGATTGACCACTTCCTGTTTTTGAGTTTTCTTTTCTTTCTGATAGTTCTTTTACCGCCTGTGTCTGCACTAATTCCTTATACTTTTTAGGGTTAAGGTTCTTATATGCAAGCATTACAGCTTCCGAATAATCACTGGCCATCTCGACATTCATAAGCCTTTCAGCCTTTTCATCGAGGTCGCCTTTAATATCAAGAAACTCCATGTCTGTCATTTTGAGTTCTTTTTGAAGTGTTTTGAGTGCTTCCGCTTTGCCTGAGCTTGTGAGCCTTTTAGCTACAGCAGCCTCTATCCGTGCTTCAATATCCTCATCGGACATGTGTTTAGCTGGTATTTTAACGTCCTTGAACAATTTTGGGAACTCGACCTTTAGACGCTCTAAGCGTTTAGGGTCTGACTCCGCCAGTTCTGCCAGCTTGTCTTCGTCATCTACAATATCTTTGGTCATCCTCCATAGGATTTCCTTGGTTCTTGTAAAGTCCGCAAGCGGGACGGTGGATTTGTCCTCTTCTTCGTCTGCCTTGGCTTTTGCTTCGGCTTCTTCGGCTGCTAATTTCTCGGCAGCTAATTTGACTTCTTCCTCAGAAGGTTCAGATTTGGACTTGGCCTTGGCTTCTGCCTCGGCCTTCTCCTTTTCCAACTCTTCCGCAGATTTGTTAGATTTTTCCATAATAATATGGTTAGTGAGCTAAATCGCTCTATGCCATGACTTGCGGAACACGGACAAGTCACAGCTTAGAATTATTTAGCTTCTTTTTTCTGTGCTTTTTCATACAACTGACCACAGTTCTTAGTGAACATGTACCAGTCTTCATAAGCTAGTACGGCTATGCGCCATAATGCTTTCTTTTCGTCTGAGGCATCCATGTTATGAACCAACATATCATTATTCTGGTCAGCCCGTGCCTTGAACCATTTAGATATAAGTTCCATAATAGGACTACCTACATACTTACCTACTATCTCCGATTCTTCGTTTGTCAGATTCTTCGGGGCGAAGGTATACTCCCTCATCTCTCTATCTTCGTGCTCCCATGCGTTAATTATCTTTTCTAGTCTTCCTAAATTTTCAGACAAATACACATTTTCCCTCGAAAGGGAAGCAACTAGCTCCTCTCTACTATTGATTTCATCTTCTAACACTTTTTCAGCCACTTTCTTCATTGTATCTTTAATCATGTTCCTTTAATTAAGAATTATTGTTTCATTTTTTTAGTCTGGTCTCCGATTTCAGCCGCTTTAGACCTCACTCGGCCACTTAGGGAGGTAGGTTGCTCGTTATCGCCTCCTATGGCCTTTAACGTGTTACCTGTGGCTTGTCCCTGGTCTGCTTGAGTCTGCAAAGCAGCTTCTTTTTCCATTTTCTGCTTTTGTCTGAAATATGGGTCTGCGAAGTTGGTTGCGTGGAACTGTAATCTCTCCATTACCTGAGATTTAATCCTCTGAGGAGCTTTCTTGAACTCTGGGAGCTTCATCATGTCTCTAAAGACATATAAAAACTCTTCTGGGTTGTATTTCTCTGGAGTCATAGGCTGGAAAGGTATTACCTCCGACATAAGTATCGCTTTGAACTCAAGTCTTGCTGGATGTGTGTCATCTTCCACTTCCGATAGTCTATCTTGTAAAACCTCTGAGTTTTTAAACCCACTGAACTTAACTGTGCCTTTAGCGAGTTTGGATGAGTCGATTTCGTTCTCAATTCCAGGTATTCTTGCCATGGAATCGAGCATTTTATCCCATTTGTTCTGTTTTACCGTATCTATTCCAGAAGCCATCTGAGAACTTAAAATCTGCACTCTGCAAGGGAATCTCAGGTCATCTGGGGTAATCGAGAGACTTGAGAACGCTCCAGCCTTCTTTTCCAGTGATTTTATTGACCCTCCAGCAGATGAAGTCTCTTTTACGATAAAATCGTCAACTTCAATCTTAGGATAACCCACTTCTTCACTTTCCTCTCCGAATTCGTCAATTATCTTGTGGATTCTGATTGCTGGGTAGAATTTCTGGATATAAGCCAACCGAATAGTCGCCATATCACACCACCCGTGAGTCTCGTTCCATAAAACCGACATTTTCAGGATTTTCTCCTGAATTTCCCGTTTATTCTGTGTTTGTATAGCTTTTTCCTCGGTTGTGTCTAGTAATGCCTGAATATCGACACCAGTTACAACGGTAATCATCTCAACCATCTTATTGATGATATATTGAGCACCTGCGGTAATATCTGGCTGTTCGAAGAACTGTAAATCGTTGGTAATCCCGTTGCCCGTACCTTTATATGGGTACGCTGCACCTGCGAAATAGTCAATCTTATCTGGTAAGAGTTCCCCTGTGGTCTGATAGAACAGGACTGGGTTTACAGCCAGTTCGGCCTGAGCCTCTGCCATCGTGAGCATCCTATCCAAAGCCTCCTGCGGATGCCTGATAAGTGCTGGGATTCCTATTCCTCCGAATCCTCCTGTGGGTATCCCCTCAATTTTGAAGAAAGGGAGCCATTTTTCACCATTTATCCAGGGTTCTTTCATTTCCCCCTCGAATATAACCTGTCCGTTGGCTATATGAAATTCTTTATCTACAAATTTAGTACCATTCCAGTACCTTTTGCATTTATAAACAAAGACATAAACATAGTCACCGTTTGTGCTCTTCTTGGCCTCTTCCCACGCCTCATCCCACACTGTGTCTGTAGGCTGTTCTACGTTAGGTTTAACAGCGTAGACGTTCTTATAACCTTCTCCTGCGTATTCTCTGCGGAACTGGGACATGGACATGGTTCTACCATAGGCTGCATCATTACAGGTCAAAGCTGAATTACCGTTCAAAAATACCCCTGCTTCATCCCAATAGAAGTCCTTAATGGGAATCACATCGGTTAGCGTTGAGTAGTATCCTACGGTCTTGTCTCCGTCGAACTCCTCATGCCATGACAACATACCGATAGCTGTTCCCTCAATTTGGGCTGTTCTTTCCAGCTGTTGGTGGATTGCTGAATACCTGGATACACGTTTATCGTGCTCATCTACCTGTTTTAGTATCTCAATTTTGTGTTGATTTGCGTTTTCAGTAGTTTTATAGACAGCCTCGGACGGGTTGTCATACAACATAACCAGTCTGTGGTTTACCACCGCCCTTGCAAGGCCAGTCTTAAATAAGTCAAGATTGTTAATCCTGCTGTCTGGGATAGAGTCGTATTCCTTCTTAGCCCAATCTGCCGTATCTGCTAAGGTCTTTCTATAGGGGGTGTCCATTTGCTGACGACGGTTCTCCAGATAACTCATTATCTTTCTCTCATCGTCTGTAGGGGTATGGTTTTCATACTCGAAAGTCCCCATAGGTCTTCGTGTATCCTTACCTTGCTTCTGTTCTGGCATATTTATTTATACTTATCCTTGATATGGCTTAACGGGTCTTTTCTGCCCGCTCTCTGGTGTACCTTTTTGTATCTTTGTCTGAATTCTTCTGTAATCGGTTTTTCGGCTATCTGGGCTATATAAGCCTTAGCATCAGCCAAATCGTCATGTTTTGCGGAGATTGTACCTCCACCGAATGAATATAGCTGGTCATACAGGTCTTTTGTGTCATCCATAGGGTTTTCCCTGTTGAAAATCTTCCCCAATCTGTACTGACCCTGTAATGCACCCTTAATCCTGTCGTATTTTCTCGTACCACCGTGTTTTAACTCGACTACGTTAGGGCGAACCCCCCTTACCTCCGATTCCCTATCCAAAAGCGGCTTAATCTGGTCTTCAAATGCCCTTTTCTCTACCCCTATACATCTCATTCCAGGCATAGCCCAAAGCTCGAATATCAGGTCAATCAGCCCCAGAACGTCCACTTTGTAGTTCTTTGTCAGCCTATTGTACCAGATACCGTTCTCGTCTATAGCTTCCACTATACAACCCGTCGAGTCGTTGCCTTCGCCTTTAGCGTCAGCTACGTCCAGACAGGCGTATAAGTTCAGGTTTTTGTATTTCAGGTCTTCCTCTTTATATGTTTTTGTTATCCATTCCCATTTAAAGTCCCTTTCCTCCTCGGAAATCGGTTCATTCAGATATTCCTGATAAAACGCATTGACCCCAATACCTTCCGATTCCATTTCTTTTTGTTTTTCCTTAAGTTTCTCATAATTCCAGTAATCAGGCCAGAGAAGCGTGTGGGTAGGGTCGAATTTGTCAAACGCTTTATATATTTTCCCTTCATGCTGGGAAATCAGATTAAAAAGTAGAGAATCATAGTGTAGTATAGTACCACGGACTTTGATGCTTCCGTCAATGTCCAGAGACGGCATGATTCCCCTAAGATAATTCATTAGATACTTTTTACGCTGGTCGGGATTGCCTATATGCTCATCTTCCTCCACGTCATCCACGTATATCTTTGTCGGTCTCCACGCTTTGGTCTTTAAGCCACGAATGGTCTTATTAAAACCCAAAGCACGAAGTCTGACACCGTTTATAAATACATCTCCCTTAGCATCTGGCTGTCTCTCAGCCTCTTTCCCTTCTACTGTGTGTCCGATTAGGTTCCCATAGACTAACTTGGTAAGTTCCCTTGAGAATATCTCTCTAACTCCGTCAAGCACCTCAGAGGCTTCATTCCATGTCTTCTCTATAATCGGAATAAATTTCTGAGTCGAATTAGCGCACTCAAAAGCAATACATAACTGGTTGATAGTCGTTTTCGCAAATCCTCTTGGGAAGGCATCATATTCGTTTACATTAGATAAATTTCCTTTAATCAAATCCAGATGCGCATCACATCCTTTAGCTCTGAAATAATCCGACATAAACATATACCCCCAGAGATGACACTTATGCGTCATTTCCTCTTCCGAGTCCCATACCGAGAACCACGTCCTTATCATGTCCCATTTCTCTGCGTCAATTAGTTTACCCAGTTCTTTTTTAAGTTTCTCCCTCAGTTTTAATGATGGTTAAATCAAGACTGTCATGTATACTTTTTGTAATACTGTCTGTCAGTTGTTTTATTGCCGTTCTTTCCAGTTCATAATCATACAACCCATATGGCATGTATATACTGTATTCATTTCCCATATACAGGCAGTAATACCTCCATAGTGGTACATTTGGGAACCCTGGTCTCTCCAGTCTTTCCCTGGATACAGGTATCTCTAATGTTGCTATCCCTGGTACTGATAATTCATTGGGAGACATTAGCTCAGGGGTACTTTCTTCCACTCTGCATATTCGTGTTTTACCAGAATACTTCCAATATTCTTCTCTGGTCATTTCACCCTTACGGTATCTCCAGATTAGGTTATAAAGCCTTTTTATAATGCTGATTTTGTGTGTTCTCATATAGTTACAATTAGTTACAATACGAATTTCTCATAAAGTCCTACATTACCTATATCTATCTGCCCCATAGACTCCAATCTTTCAAACGATGTTTTTAAAAGAGCAACCTCTTCTTCCGAGAAATCTATCTCAAACTCCTTATCTTTAAACTTATCTCCTGGTCTTACCCCTTTTTCGTTATGTTCAAACTTATAGTCCTTTTCCTCTTTATCACTTATTTTTATCTTATCCACTAATCCTCTGGCCAATAATACTTCTTTATAATTTCCCATTGGCGGGATTATCTGCAATAATTGCAACCTGTTTGTTAATGTGATTTTCATGTGTTCCTGGTTATTTTTTAAAATTTATTAAACATTGACTAACTGCTTCTTCCGTCGGAATACCATTATTTCTTAATTCCTTAACGCACCTGGACATATAGGCTTTTAGTGTTTCTTTCTTCTTCCTGATTGGAGGTTCTATAAAAATAGTGAAAGACTAATTGATAACTTTTTTATTTTTTGGTGGAATTTTAGGGAGTACCCTCCCTCTACCACCCCCCCTTTCGTCATTTTTCCCCTTGCTCCTTCTAGACCTTGACCTAGACCATTTTATATTGTCTAATCATCTATGGGTTGACATATACCTATATATATCATCTGATAAATTTTTAAACCTTGTCATGTGCTACGCTATATGGTGCTATGCTATATAGGTGAACGTATGTTCACCAGACCTCGTGTGTGGCACGCTAAGGGGTCTAGCTTGCGTCTATGGATGTCTGGGCTGTCTTTATACCTCGGCGGGATATTATCGCCTCTAATCGCACGCTACAAGGTGAACGTTTGTTCACTTACATATCATACATGGACAATTTAGGGAATGTGTACTGTGTACACGCTTGGATTTTAACTGTGTACACGCTTTTTGCTTTTTAACTAGCAATTCTTTTG